GTTCATGCCTCAAGGGAAAGAACAACACTCTCCTTGAGCGCAAATTTACATTCTTTTCCCTTTAAACGGTGATACCATCCCGCCGGGGCCGTCATGCAGCTCCCTCGCCACACTGAGCTAATCTCAATGTGACTAAACACTTTTTTGTTTTGGTATCCTTACCCATGCAGTAAGTCAGAGCCCTAAGGATGAAATTAGCATGGCTCCCTTGTTATATTTTTGTCCCCAAGAAGCCAGGACTTGTCTATGTTTCAGTCTAGACTTGACTCCGCACTTTAACTGGCCGTAGTGCGGCAACGACCAACTCTTTGTCAGTCAACGCGAGACCCACTCACGCCTGGGAGCAGTTTAACGACAATACTCTGGTCGAGGGCAGTTATGCTGGAACTGGCTTGGAATTGTACACATAAAGTGTAGGAACATTCAAAAAGAAGTTCACTGAACAATCCGAAGCCGCCGCCACATATCCTGTGACCACACCCGCTTTATTACCTCCATAACCCGGCACAACTATATCTAGTTGCGCCGTATTGTAATCTCCATGGTCAACCGTTGACGGTTTATGACCAAGAGACGGCAAGGTACAAGCGAACTTATAATCACTATAGAATGGCAAAATCACCGATAATCCAGCTTTAGTAAGCTGGTTAGTGACGGCTTGTCCAGCAGCTCCGGACTTAACATATTCCCTGAAGAACTCTGCTACAACATTAGCTGAGGTGTACACTACTGAGTGCTGAAAAGTACCCAATGTAGCTACTGGCTCAGGCCTACGCGTAACGCGCATATGTCTCGCAGGTAGATCTCCAATGTAATTGAAAGTCCATTCTACCCCACCTTTAGAACCAAGGAAGCACGGTTTAATCCATGCTAAGTAACTCCAATTTACCCAATTGAACCCATGATTTCCTCCCCCGGCTAACTTAGCCGAAGAATGCAAACCTGTGGAGTGAAAACCCCATGAGGGCGGCATTCTGCCAAAGAGATAGCGAAAAGCAACATAGTCATGAGCAACTCCCACAAAGGGAGCTGCCACAACCAAAGTACGTCGCTGCCATACTTCTCGCAGAGAGGTGATCTTCTCACCAAAATTGATGAGATAGGTGGTGTTGGGTAACTCTGATATTCCAATATCCATATGGTCGACCTCTTCATCATCAACCTCAGGCTTCGACTGAACTGAAAACCAACTGTAATTCTTTCCATCAGGCATCAACGTGGGATTGGCAAATTCTAAATTATCCGCACCCCGAACTGACACAATAACTGGAACACCATTATAAATGGCGTTATTATTGGGGGATGTCAAATCTGTGAAGACACGGACTGTCAAAAACCCCGAGTCATAAGACTCAACAAAGTTATATGTGGCAGTGTTGCCAATTTGAAACGGAACGTTAGCAGCGTTCATATCGGCCTGATGGCGCAACCAGGGATAAGCCTGGTGGAAGGGAACACGAAATTCCACAACCGTGTCAGCGCCCAGATCAACAATAGCTGTCTCTACCAAACCTGAAGTTTCAGCTTGCGCTGCAATGTTGTTTGGGTTAGGAGAACCCCAAGGGTCATACGAAATGATGACACGACCCTTATGAAAAGGGGTTGCGACAAATCTAAACTTAAAGATAATGTCGCCACGCCAATTCAGGAACATGTTCGACACCCAACACATGGGTGTCATAGAAACAAGTCCCTGATTGGTCACCGCTTGAAAATCATACATTCGTGGATTTACACGAGTAGAGAACAAAAGGCGATCAACGGCATCTCCGCAATCCCAAGAAAACATACACAAGTAAGACTCCCGCTGCACGAGATCAGATATAGATAGTTCGTCCAAAGAAGGTAAACCAAGAACCCCACTTGTCGCAGCAAGCTCATTCTTCGGGTCCAGAGAAAGTTTCTCAGTACCCGATTCAAAGCCCACAGTCGACATAGCAGGAAAAGGACGAGGCACCATTGGTGTGTCATTGGCCAAGGTTGGCCGATTCGAAAAACCAAAAAGTGACGATATTTTCGCCACAGCTGTTGCACCAATCTCGGCGGCTGTGGCAAATTTCCCAAGTCCTGGTGTGTCCTTAAGCTTCCCCGCAGCCGATGCAATAGCTGACGATGGGTAGGAAATAATCCCTGTCCCAAACTCATCAACTTTCGGCTTCGACTGCAATGACAATGCACAGGTAGGTCCACTCATAGATACATCCTCGGCCCACGCAAAAATCTGAATGAAACATTCAGGATGTATGGTACCAGTGGACGTGTCATTGATGTTCCACAACCCAGTAACACTGTCGACACGGAGCTCCCCCATCTCCGTAAAATCCGTATTCTTGCTTATGGTAAGCCAATCCAGCGGGTGAATGAATGGTAAAGTAAGTTCACCTCCGGTGGAGGTGGAAGCTGACAACCATACATGAGGTCGCTGCGATCTGCCAATAAAGGCATTGGTTGACAGGGGAGAGGTCACATTATCAGTGAGCAAATATTTGACTAATGGCCGATAAGAAGCCAACGCCGCTCCATAAAAGAACGGTGTAGCATTGACCATGATCTTAACCTTCAAATTGCACCTCAGGAAAGCGAAATTCTCCAATTTCCGCTTAACTGAGGGGATATTTGCCCATAGTGACCAAGGGTTGATAATGAACAAATTTCCAACAGCATCAGCAGAAGTCCAATTGTAGCCATGTATTTGAACTGGCCTACTTAGAAATTCTCCGAGAGACTGATTGGGCATCTGTCGCATCACAACCGGTGTGGCTTTTTGGCCGCCACGATGACCAGCGGATTCATCCGCAAATTGCGTGGTTTCAACACGCGCAGACTGTGGTGTAGCCTGCAATGAAAACATATAATAAGACTTTGCTGGTTTCGACTTTACCATAGCGAGCAAACCAAGACTCGCCACAGAAGCATAGTTTGTTGGTCCCCAACCTGGACCTTCCCTAAATAGGGACTTTGAGGAACGCTCTGGTGAGGATATGTCTAGATCCACGCTTCAACCCCAGCATACTATACAAACACATAGAATTGACAGTAACTATACTAAACATGCTACATTTTGGTTTATACTTTGGACCTTATAGCTTAGGCCCCACTTCGAAACCAGTTTATCGGAAAGTGCGTCGCACGGTACTATCCGTGAACGACGCAAATTCCTGCTCCCAAGTGGGAAAAGTGCTTGGGGCAACCCAATCACTCAACCCACAATCTTTAACCGCTTGCTGCAAAAGACCACGCATCTCCTTAAACCGTTGCTTACCATGGTGAAAATACTCTCGAACCACGGACCCAATGGTACTGATGCACTGCTCCTCGATCGGAACGGATTTACTTTCTACGCACAGCATTAGGGCCTTCTCTAATGAACTGTTCTCCAATGGTGCTAGGTATGCCTGCATGTCATCATCCCACACAAAACGTCGCTTCAAAAACTGACAGTCCTCCAAGGGTTTAAATTCCGGAGGATTGTCAAGCTTATCCGCGGCAGTGAAGGTAATGCCAATACTCGCCATTGCCCTAGTTATCCCGCTCTGGTTAAACCATGGAACCTTGTCTGAGACACTCATGATATTATCGTCCCCATATGTGAATAACACTACGAAGAGGCGGAAAGAATCCACTTCATGTTCAGGGTTCAAGTACCAATACGCGTATCGCATCAGAATGCTATTTGCAACGCAATTAAATATTACTGTTGCAGGGTTACCAGAAGGATTCATTCCTAGAATCATAACGACATCTCCGAAGAAGTCAACTACAGCAAAAGCACAATCCACACTAATGCCTTCGAACACAGTAATATCTTCCTCGGAGTACTTGCCACTCATCTTCGCGATGCCAATCAGGAAACGAAAAACATAGTGCATGATAACAGCTTTGAGCGCTTGCTTGTCATAGTTAGCGAAGTCACCATCAAGACAGTTCTTAAACTTCTTAAGCTTCAGAGCCATCTGCGACCATTCACCACTATTAGCAGCAATCCCAGGAGCAGCTTCAAACAACTCATGATGAGTGTAAAAGATACGCAACATCGTGAGGAAGTACATCCTAAACACGATGATCCACTCCATAGGAGCCCCCATGAACAACCGAGTCATCTTGTTCTGAATTTTCTCAAATTTCCGAGCCTCATCTTTGAGATTGCCTGTAAATACCGGGTTCCATCTAGTGCCTGACTTATAAGAAGTCAAGCACTTACGTATTTCCGCCATTATCTCAGCAGTCACAGTCAAAGGCCCATCAAGACCCTTTTCAGCGTCAAGAGGTTCTAAAAACTTCTTCTTCGGGGTCTTGTATGGAAATCCAGCACTTGATGAGATATTGATGCGTTCCAAATGAGCTATTCCAGGCACTCCATTTATGGCAACATCAATGTCGACCACACCTAGTGATTCCTTAGCTTCATCCGACAAGTTCTCTTCCACATGCTTCAGCATCGACGCAACAATCATGTCCAATACAGCTGGGTCAATGTCCATAGTCGGGTTCAGCATATCCTTCAGAGCATTGTGTTTGGGCTCCCAACCAGACATGATTGGTTTTCCATGCTTCAACTCAAAGCCACGATTGGACAACCAATCACACAACGGAGAAGTTGTAACACGCGATTTAGGATGCGAACGATGGCCCAACAGAGAGCCATATACTTCTGCTGAGCCATTTGGAACATACCTAAATGGACTCTTTGCATGCAAGTCACCAAGCTTATTCTCACGAGAAGGACGGCTAATCTCAAGATGTCCAGCATCAATTGGGGCTTCCACAAATTCCTTAATGACAGCTTCAGCATCCTCAGCCCAAATAGGCTGAATGCCAACTTGCTTCGATATGACTTCCTCACCAAGGAAATGTATTCCCAAAATGATATGACCATAGGATGAAGTCCTTGTGACACACAAGCTTCCACACTCACCATTCTTCATGTTTCGATCCACAAAACCAGTCCAGTGGGCCACTGTTTTCCCTAGCTCATGAATGAACGCGTCAATAAAATGGATCTTGTGTATAACCACGGGGGCCATCATAGAACCATCTTGCTTTCGCCCAAGATAGTATCCAGCATGCACTCCACGAAGAGATTTCTTTGGCAAATAGCCTAGAGCATTCTTCGCCGACGGAAGGACATCAAGCCAAATGAAGGTTAAGTCGGAGTCAGCCACATGCCGCACCCTGGATTTATACAATTTACATCCGGGAACGTTAGCAGTAACCCCGCCATCATCAATATGCCTAATGATGTCAATGGTCCATGGACCTTGCAGAGTTGGATCCAAATGAGCGAGCGCATGAGTGTTCATAGCATACAGGCGATCAGCAACGCAGAAAGCTCGATTCCAAACAGACAACTTCTGACCCTTCTCGTTTTCACCACATGGCATACGCAACAGAATAAAATTCCGCTGCATACGCGTCTGAAATTGTTCAACACTCTCACCCTTCCCTGAAACCGATGAAGGTCCTAGATCATAGGGGGTGGTTGCATAATCAGACTTATACCACACAGGATCATTATCGAAGGATTTCCGGGTGAGTGACATTGGATTACCTTGCAATTGCAAATCCAATGTATTACCTCGAAAGAGTCGAGCGCCCAACTTGTAAGCACCTAGAATCACAGTGATTCCACCTATTAATGCGAGGATCCACTGAGGCCGTTTAACCGACTCCCACATAGTTTGTCCAGCTCGAGACATCACAGTGCGCCACATCTGCCGATCAGAAGCAACAGTTGCAGCGCACTCAATCAAGGCTTCATCATTGACAAACCAATGCACAAAATGGCGCACATGTGGCATAGTCAAGTAAACATGTGCCAATTTGCGCCATAGCCAACCACGGAATCGTTCCAAAATCCCGCGGCGGGGAGCACGCTCACCAAATGCTTCTTCAGCCGACCCCTCAAGTGCTTGCATATCCAGGCTACGCATGCGCATCAAATACGCATCTCTTGCCTGTTGTGCCGCAGTTACCTGAGGTCGCGTCTGCAGATGCAAACCGATACACTCACACATGTAGAGAGGAAGTTGACAACCCGGACGATCGCCAGAATCACGGCAAAATTCAATATCACGCATCAGATCATCACAATGCATCACCACCGCTTGATTAGCACGGTGCGCAGTGATCAAATCGCGGTACCAAGGAATAAATTCCTCAATTTTATTGAAAGTCGCAATAACCTCAAAGCGAAATGACGACATCTCACGCTGATCCTTACCTTCACGGTTAGGACGCGGAACCGGGACTGCCTTACTACACTCAATCTGCCAATAATCAGGAAATCGGGGGTCATTAGGATCCATGGGGGGTAACTTATCGGGGTTGATCATGCCATTAGGCAACAAGAATTCCGGCTTCGGTTTCAAATCAATGATCAGTCCCCACCGACGCATAATGGCAGCGGAATTGCAATAATACTTTTCCACATTCAGATGCTTGGTGTTGGTAGTAGCAATAACTAACTCTGCCAACACTGGTGTCTTACCTTTATCCTCCAAGGATGCCTGCACTGGCACAAATGGTACAGAATTCATGACCTGTAAAAGCTCATCTGTTGAATGGTCTGTACCCTGAGCAGCAGCCGGCAGAACATATGCAACCTCGTCAAACCGTATAGCCCACTGAGATGAATTGAAATTCACCCAGTACTCATCAACAGGATTACGAGGATACATGTACTCATCGGTAGTAGGTAATCCCACAACACCACCAAATACATTGAACAGCAATTTGGAAAAAGTGCTCTTTGCAACAGAGGTGCCACCATAGACCAACACACCAAAAGGAGCTGTACGCTCCTTCGATGCGAAGTCTCGAGTCAATAGGTTAGCCTTAATCAAGCGCAAATCACCAAGCATATTCGTCACAAACCGCTTCTCCACAGTCATATCCTTTTGCATCCACTTTATCATAGACATCCCCTGATCAATCAAATTGTCAAGAGTGCGAATGAAAGTAAAGCGATCGATTCCATGGGGTTGAGGTGAAGACAAAAATGGTGCTTGCGCCTTAATTTGCTGAGCAGCAGCAACCCATTCCTCATACGACTCGGCACTGTGCAACAAAGGATCAAAAGAGCCTTTTTGATAACATTGATATCCTACTTTACACAAATACAGTAGTGTATTCATAACACACACTGCAAAATCTGTGCCAGTCAGGACATTCAATTTCATCATATTACGCTCCATAACTCCGAATAAGCGTCCATCAAATTTGCAACCAAGACTCTTAAAAATAGATAATGAACAGGCATAAGCAAACATCTTGTAAACCTTCCTAAAAAGGATTGAATCCTTAAATTTATCATACTGTCCAATCATCGCTTCTACAGAGTCAAATGAAAACGTCCATTCTCCGGCATTCTCAGCATCGGTTTGCGGCTTCGTTTGTAGTTCCATCTCAATCTCGCTCACGAACAATGAAATGAGATCGGCAGAATTTGCCACTAAGGAGTTGTCCACAAAATTATGAACAAACGCCATCATGGCAGCTGCACAATCCACCACGTTGCGAGACCGAAAGAGTTGGTACATCAGCAAAACACATGCCTCAATCCAGCGCATAGCATAGTCGCGTTCGCCTTGATCAAAATGATCAGAGACGGAGCGGCTAGCCATGCCAAGGTAGCGCACAAACACTTCGCCAAGTCCGGCTTGTAGTCTTGAAGACTCCTGATTTCTCCTCAAGCGACCTAACGCACGCGACACTTGATGTGCTTCACGCACAATGTCACGTGCATCAGGAACCCAAGAATAATCATCATGACTTCTAAGACTATCCCAAACGTCGCGATCCACTCTCACGACGCGGGCGGAGAATTGCGCCTCAACGCACAACTTCTCCACCATCATCCGCACACGCGGGTTATACGCATGCACAAGCATGCAACTCGCAGCCCTTTGCCTATAAAGGCTTTCCACCAGTGATTGCCGTGTCGTTGTAGACATAGCAAGTACGGACTGACCAGAGGCTTCATCTAAAAGCCTCCGGACAGGACCGCACTCAGAGTGAGTAGCGGGCTCCTGAACGGAGGCACCACGGCATTCCCCAGAGATACATAAATGCACTCCTTTCACACCGAGGTGACTGACACCCTGGGACAACTAGTGCCCAGGAATATACCCCATTGAGGGGAAGATACAATCCTAAAGAAAGTTGGGGCTGTATCATGTAACGCCCTTACAACACGAAGAACACGCATGCTCTTGCGAGGGGCGAATTTGTGGATGACGCCGGTCCAATCACAAACAAACAATCGACAAAAGGAATTGACAATCGAGGCTTGTTCATGATTGAACCCGCGCAAAAACACAGAATGGTCCGAAGACCAAGGGGAATTATTATTAATCCTTTCCCAGAGGATTGTCCCACAAGGGACGGCATGTGGTCTGGCGTCAAAACGCCACGGCCAACCAGGGAAAACCCTGGCCCAGTGCAAGCACTGGCGGCCACACTCCATAGAAAAGTACTTTTGTAATCGTTCAAATCTACGAAGTGCGACGAGGGGTTCTAGGCCCCCCCCCAACAAATTTGGGAGTGTGAGGGTGAAATTCACAACTCTAAAGGTGATACAACTAGCCCAGACTAGAGGGTTACCTGAATAACACATAAAATGTGATCTACAAACTATATGAAGAAATGTAACAACTGTTACAAAGACAGGCGAGGGATGAAGGTTTATCAAAGTCAAACCTACAACAAACTTGTCATCAGCTATTTCTGAGTCCGCGGGTCTAATTACCGCAGAGCTCCGTCATGCAGATTGCGGTGCCATTACCGAGGCGCCGACACAATCACAACCATACACTACACATAGATACGACGCCTAAACAATCCAACGGAAACAGACGTCAACACTGACCAGATCCAATAACACACGAGAGAGCCCCTAAGGGCCCTCC